AAACAGGCGGCAGATTTTGCTATAATAAAGCAAAATCTATGAAAGGAGGGCATTGTCATGAGATCAGCAATTTCTCGTACTGGTAGCCGCATCGGTGGCTCTAGCAGGACTACTGTTTCTTTTAACAGAGGTCGTGGCGGTCGTGGTGGCAGTGGTGGTTCCGGCGGATCGGGGGGCTGATAATGTCTACCGTTCTTTTTGACACCATCAAAACGCAAGCAAAGATCACGGATTCTGTTATCGTTGCCTTTAGTGGCGGTAAAGAATCCGTGGTTGTGCTTGATTTATGTTTTCGCTATTTCAAAAACGTGCGCCCATTTTTTATGTATATCTGCCCGGACTTATCCTTTCAAGAGCGTACGTTGGAATGGTACGAAAAAAAATATCAGACCGAAATCATACGGTTGCCGCACATGGATGTTTCTGAATTTTTCCGCTATGGATCATTCCGCTGTGCAGATCCTACTTTCCCAGTTGTTTCAATCAATGACATATACAAGTACATCCGGCTTGAAACGGATATATGGTGGATCGCCGCCGGGGAGCGAATTGATGATTCCATCGTGCGCCGGGCTATGATGAAAAAATCCGGCTCTATCGATGTACAAAGGGGGCGGCTCTACCCTGTGTCGATGTGGAAGAAAAAAGAGATCATAGATTATATCAAGTTCCACAATCTGTATTTAGGCGCAGACAGCAGAAAAATGGGCTTTTCGTTTAAGTCGTTATGGGGAAAAGAGTTATTGATGGTCAAAAACTACTTCCCGGATGATTATCAAAAGATCCTGCGCCTTTATCCGTTTGCCGCCGCAGGTGTTAAGAGAGAGGAGATGTTGTTGCAAAATGGCGAAGAGTAAATATCAGTCATACGATACCGAAACAATCAGCAGGGATATGATCAAGAATGCGCCGTACAATCCACGCATTATGGATGAAAAGGCAAAAAAAACGCCTGCGGCAGAACATCGCAAAACACGGTCTTGTCGCCGCCCTTACGTGGAACAAGCGCACAGGCAATCTTGTCGGTGGGCATCAGCGTTTGGAGCAGTTGGATGCGCTTGAAAAATCCAAAGACTATGATTTGACTGTTTGTGTTGTTGATGTGGATGAAAGAGAAGAAGCGGCTCTGAATGTCCAGTTAAACAACCCATCTATGCAGGGTGAGTGGGATCTCGATAAACTGGCAAATATGGCAGAAGAATTTGATCTTGATCTCTCCGCTGATATGGGCTTTACTGAATCCGATATTGATTTTATGTTTGAAGGCGATGATCGCTTTTCGCAGTTATTTGAAACGCAAGAAGGCGAAAATATGAGGGGTGATCTTGACAAGGTAAAGGAAGCCCGGAAAAAATCGGTTGAAAATTTGAAAGACAGAAACAACATAAACTGGTACACTGTGATCGTGTTTGAGAATGAAGAAGATCGCAACAACTTTATGCGTGAAATCTCCATCCCCAAGCACGAACAGTACATAACTGAAGAACAGGTGCGCCGCATCAAACAAAAATAGGCTCGTAAATTTCGTGATAGATTTTTTCGTCCTCTTCGTCTGATTCCGGCTCTGCTATATACTCGATGTCGCCGTCATAATTCCATAGCGACAACCTGCCCTTTAACGGTATCGGGCGAATGTAGCGCACGTTCTCCAGTTTCCAAGCATAAAGCCCCGGTTCAAAACCGCTTTCACGTATCATCGCATCTTTACAGTGCTTTTTCTCAAAATCGAAAATGTCTGTAAGCGTGACTACACATAAAGCGTGACCCGGTATCGTGTCCTTGACCTTATGCTGTGTACTACAGATCAATATATCTCCTCTGTAGTCGGTTTTCCATGATCTGATCTCCAATGTTTTCTTTTTGGCAAAGATCATCATGGCAGGTTCGGGGTGAATCGATAGTGCTTTCATACAATATGCTCCTTTCAATGTACAGGCAATAAACGCCCTATGTGGCTATATAATAGCATATAAAATCGTAAATGTCAATACATTTTTGTAATAATTATAACAGGTCGAAAAGGTGGTGATCTTATGGCAAGAAGAGGTAAGTATGAAGAATGGCTTGAAAAAGACAAACTGATCTTGCTTGAAGGTTGGCGGCGTGACGGTCTGCGATATGATCAAATAGCCGCAAACATCGGTATAAATGAAGCAACGCTCTATGAATGGGTAAACAAGTACGACAAGATAGCCGAGGCGTTAAAAAAGGGCGAGGAAGTCTGTGTTTATGAGGTCGAAAATGCCCTGTACAAAGCCGCTATCGGGTATGATGTGGTAGAATCTGAACAGATTGAAACAGAAATGCCGGATGGATCAATTACAACGCAGAAAAGAATGCGCAAACGGCATATACCGCCGTCAGTTGGTGCAATCTGTTTTATTCTGAAAAACCGCAGATCATCCAAGTGGCAGGATAAGCCTACTGTGATCGATACAACCGCACTTGATAAACTCGACAGCATCTTGAAAGAAGCAAGGGAGGCGGCTGAAAAGGATGTTCAGCAAGAAACAGAATGAGTTCATAGTAAATGCAACTCACAGATACAATTTCAAAGTCGGCGCAGTGCGTTCCGGGAAATCCTATGTCGATATAGCGCAGATCGTTCCGTCACGACTTCGGGCGGTCAAGGATCTTGATGGTCTGAATTTTATCATAGGCGTTTCAAAGGAAACCATAGAACGAAACGTGCTTCAGCCGATGCGTGAAATTTATACAAGTGCCATTGTGGGTACGATCAATAGCAGGAACATTGCGAATGTGTGCGGTGTTCCTGTCTATTGTATTGGCGCAGAGAAAATATCACAGCTTGCAAAAATACAGGGTGCTTCGATCAAGTATTGCTATGGTGACGAGATAGCAAAGTGGAATCCCGAAATTTTTACGATGCTTCAATCACGACTTGACAAGCCGTATTCTAAAATGGACGGTGCTTGCAACCCGGAATATCCCGGTCACTGGTTAAAGCAGTTTATTGATCGTGACGACATTGATCTTTACGTGCAAAAATACAAAATTTTTGATAACCCTTTTTTGTCAAAAGAATTTGTCGAAAATCTGTGTAAAGAGTATGCCGGAACTGTCTATTATGGGCGGTATATTGAAGGCGAGTGGACACTTGCAGAAGGTCTGATCTATCCTATGTATAATGATGCGATCAAAGAGCCGCCGGAGGGCGTTCAACCGACTGAATATTGCTTATCGATGGACTACGGAACTATGAACGCATTCGCAGGGCTTTTGTTTGCAAAGTACAATGATGTGTGGTACGCTATCCGTGAATACTACTACTCCGGGCGTGATACAGGAAAACAAAAAACCGATGAAGAATACGCAAGAGATATTGATGCGTGGATTGCCGATATTTTACCCGGTGAGAGAATCACAACGATCATAGATCCGTCTGCGGCATCTTTTATTGCATTATTACGCAAGAGAGATCACAGGTACAAGGTGCTTCCGGCTGATAATGATGTATTGGATGGCATACGAGAAACCGCAAACGCTATGTTTAATGGTTATATAGCGATCAGCCCAAAATTGAAAAATTGGGTAAAAGAAGCAGGCGGTTATGTGTGGGATGATAAATGCATCGATGATAGACCGCTGAAAGAAAATGATCACTTGATGGATGCTATGAGATACTTTGTAAAAACCAAATATATTATACGCAAAAATTTAAGGAGGTAAAAAATGCTTACCTATCAAGACTTACAAAAAGTGGGTGACGATGAAGAAAAGCGCACGATGTTTGTATACAGCGTTATTTCACAGCATAAAATGACGGATCTATATAAAAATGCTGTTATCGCTGATGAATACGACAAACAGCAAAACCGCACAATCGTCAATTATCAGAAATTGCTTTATACAATGTCCGGGGAATCAGTGCCGGATAACTACTCCGCAAATTACAAGCTGTGTTCCAATTTTTTCAATCGATTTGTAACACAGCAGAATCAGTATTTACTTTCAAATGGCGTAACGTGGCAGGATGAAAGTACAGGCGAAACACTCGGTAAAGACTTTGATTATCAGTTGCAGAAACTGGGGCGTAAATCTCTTGTCGGCGGCGTTGCTTTTGGCTTTTGGAATCTTGATCACATGGAACCGTTCTCTGTTATGGAATTTGCTCCGCTTTATGACGAAGAGAATGGTGCTTTAATGGCAGGCGTTCGGTGGTGGCAGGTTGATGAAACAAAACCGCTCCGGGCAACACTCTATGAGATTGACGGATATACCAACTATATGTGGTCAAACTCTGAAAAGGGTCAGATCATCAAACCGAAGCAAAAATATATTTTAAAAACACGCACAAATAAGGTTGACGGAACTGAAATTTATGACGGCGAAAACTATCCCGGCTTCCCTATTATTCCGATGTGGGGCAATCCGAAAAAGCAAAGTGAATTGATCGGCATCCGTGAAAATATCGATGCTTACGACTTAATTAAATCTGGATTTGCTAATGATCTTGACGATGCAAGTCAGATTTATTGGACGATTCAGAATGCAGGCGGTATGGATGATGTAGACCTTGCGAAATTCCTTGAAAGAATGAAAACTGTGAAAGCGGCTGTTGTTGAAGAAAACGGCGCAACCGCTGAAAGTCATACGATTGATGTGCCGTATAATGCAAGAGAAACGATCTTGATGCGCTTGCGGAATGATCTTTACGATGATTATATGGCACTCGATACAAAAGAGATTGCCAACGGCGCAACGACAGCAACACAGATCAAAGCGGCTTATGAACCGATGAACAGCAAAGCGGATCAGTACGAGTATTGCGTTATTGATTTCTTAAATCGTCTTTTAACTATTGTGGGAATTGATGATCAGCCGACCTTTACCCGGTCAACCATTGTCAATACATCCGAAAATATAATGATGATTTTACAATCCGCTGAATACTTGCCGCAGGAATATGTGACGGAAAAAATGCTGAATCTGTTGGGTGACGGTGACAGAGTAGAAGAGATCCTTGAACAGATGCAGAATGAAGAAATGTCACAGTTTATGGCTGAAGGTGACGAAACCGGGGAAATGATGTCCGGCGGTGAATCCGGCGAATCTATCGATGAAAATGAGGTGATCGATACGGCAGAAGATGTAAAGGGGCAACCGCTGAACGGTGCGCAGACACAAAGCCTTATTATGATTATGACAAATCTTGCGGAGGACAAGCTGAACGAAAACCAAGCAATCAATATGATCGCTACAGCAATCGGTATCAGCAAAAAAGAAGCCCGGGCGATTGTCGAAGGAACGATGGACGAGGATCAACCGCAGGGCGGCGATGGTGGCGAGAGTGCCGCACTTGCCGACTATGGCAACGAAGTTATATCACAATTAGAGAAATTGTTGGAGGAGTTCTGATATGGCGAATGTTGATTATGATCCTGTCAAAGCCCATGAATATTATATGAAACACCGCCAGTTAAAAGGGCGGCATTCTACCAAGGGATTTGATGATAATAAAAAGGCGCAGTGGGCTTATGCACGGCAACAGTTGAAAGAACAGTACAAAGCAGAGAGAGATCAGATCACAGATGATAAATCTGCATTAAATCTTGCAATTTCCGAGCGTGTCAAGGAACAGAAAAAACAGTTGTCAGAACAGACAAACTCCAAAATTGAAGCCCTGCGGCAACAATTAAAGAGTATGCCAAAAGAACAGCGTGCGCAGATGAAAGAAAAGATCAAGGAAACAATATCCGGCTTGCGTGACAAATTGAAAGATGCGAAAACCGCCGTTTCTGATGCAGGCAAGGCGGTTAAAGAGGACGTTAAAACGCAGACTGAAGAACGCCGGGCGGCGGCTAAAGAACAGCACGAAAAAGACCTTGACGAAGCATACAACAAGATCAAAGGTAAATAATCTATGGATCGGATGCAAAAAGAAACGGATGCCGAATTGATCGAACTTGAAAAGCGGCTGAAAAGAGAATACAAAAAAGCACAAAAAGAGGTTGAGGAGCGTGCGGTAGAGTATTTCAAGGCGTTTCAAGATCGTGACAATGCGATGTTGATGCGATTGCGTGAGGGCAAAATTACAGCGGATGAATATTACCGATGGCGGCAGAATCAAATGCTGACTGGTAATCGTTGGGTGTCCTTGCGTGATCGTTTGGCAAGCGATTATGTGACTGCGAATGTACGTGCTTCCGGGATGATCAACGAACACCTGTATAACACCTATGCAGAGAACTTTAATTATCAAGCGTTTCTTGCTGAACGTGAAGGGCGCATAGAAACTACGTTTTCTCTGTATGATAAAGATGCCGTAAGACAAGCACTAAAGGAAACGCCGGATCTGATCACCACATCGCAAGTCAATATACCAAAAAATCAGCGATGGAATGCGCAAAAAGTAACAAGCGCACTGACACAGGGCATTCTGCAGGGTGATAGTATCGGGCATATTGCGAACCGTCTGCAGTCTGTCACAAATATGAACCGAAATGCGGCGATCAGAAACGCCCGGACACTGACTACAGGCGCAGAAAACGGTGGGCGGTTCTCCTGTTCACAACGCCTTGAAAAACTGGGTGTACAACAGCAAAAACAATGGATGGCTACTCTTGATAAGCGTACACGTGATTCACACAGGCGGCTTGATGGTGAAATTGTTGACATGGATCAGCCTTTTTCTAACGGATTGATGTACCCGGGTGATCCCGATATGATGCACCAAAAACCCGAAGAAGTCTATAACTGCCGCTGTCGATACGTGACACAGTTCAAGAATTTTCCGAGTACATTTGAGCGAAGCACAGATGCGCTTGGGGAAAGTTATGAGGATTGGAAACGTGGCAAAAATTCAAATGAAAGTAAATGATCATACGCCGGAACTGATCAAACATAAGGATGAACTGGTGCAAATTGCGCTTGAAATCATCGGTACAAAATGCGCCGATTATGCCGCTATGAATTTAGAGCGAAACCCCCGGCGAGTTGATACAGGACGGCTGAAAAACAGTCTGACACACGAAGTTGTGCCGGATGAAGCGATGGTAGAGATCGGCACAAATGTTGAGTATGCCGTTTATGTCGAATACGGCACAGGAAAGTATGCTTCAAACGGCGGAGGGCGGTCAACACCGTGGCTTTTTCAAGACAGTAAAGGGGAATTTCATATCACAAGCGGTATGAAACCGAACCATTTTTTGAGAGATGCCCTGCAAGATCATAAAAAAGAATACAAGGAAATTGCAGAAGCCGTGCTAGATGGTAAATTGTGAAAATTCTGTGAATTTTAGTATTTTTTTGTATCGGCTGATCTGTTCAGCCGATATTTTTTGATCAAAAAATTGTGAACATTTTGTGAACTTTTCGCCTTTTTTAATCCCTAACCAAAATTAGCCAACACTTACCTGTACTAAAAAATTACAGAACGGATGTTTGTCGAACGTCTGTTCTTTTGGTATTTATTTATAATATATTATATATTTATGTATTTTTTTGTATGAACCAATGAATCATTTTGATACAAAAAGGAAAAGTCCTCATGAGAGAAAAAAATATTGAAAAAAGTTTCTAAAATGCGGTAAAATGCATCATTCTGAAAAAATCATACACAGATTGACAAAAAGAAGAAAAAATGCTAGGCTAGGCATCAAAGGGATAAAGCACGTTCCCGGATCAAAAATCTAATGGCGAAGCAACGCCACCGAAGCAAAGGAGATTATCTTATGGCACTTTCAAGAAAAATGTTAGCGGCGATGGACATTCCGGCTGAAAAGATTGACGAGATCATTTCGGCGCACACGGAAACAGTATCAGCGATCAAAGAGGAAAAAGAAGCCCTTAAAGCTGATTCCGACAGGCTGAAAACTGTGGAAAAGGAACTGGAAACCGCAAAGGCTGAACTTGAAAAATTCAAGTCCGGCGACTGGGAGAAAAAGTACACGGATCTGAAATCCGAGTATGACGGTTACAAAGAGAATGTGAAAGCAAAAGAAACGACTGCGGCGAAAACAGCGGCATACAAAAAGCTGTTACAGGAAGCCGGGATCTCTGAAAAGCGTTTCGATGTGATCTTGAAAGTAACAAATCTCAAAGACATTGAGCTTGAAAGCGATGGAACTGTGAAGGATGCCGAAAAGCTGACTGAAGGTATCAAGTCTGAATGGGCTGATTTTATTACCACAGAAGGCAAAAAAGGTGCGGAAACCGCAAAACCGCCTGCAAATAACGGCGGCGATGTGAAAAAACCGAGCCGTGCGGCACAGTTAGTGGCAAAGTATCAAGAAGAGCATTACGGAAAAGCAAAGGAGGAATGATCATGGCTTTTATCGGTGCAAAAAAGGATGGAACTACATACGCTCCGGGCTATTTCTTGGCTTACAACGATGAAAATGTGGTTCGTGAAACGAGAGAGTTTGCGCAGAGTAGCGCACTTGTGAAAACTACGGATGAAGGCGGCAAGTACGTTCCGGCAGGTACGGCTTATCCGTCAAACGATAGCAACGCAGTTGGTATCGCATACGAGGATGTCGATGTGACTGTAGGAAATATGCCGGGATCTGTTGTAACGAAGGGTATCGTTTACGAAGATCGTCTTGCTGTAACCGGGGCAAACTATAGCGCAGTTACGCTGAAAAATCTTGTTTCCCCGAAGGCACAGGGATGGTATGAGAGTGACGGACAGTTAGAGCCGACCTATACTCTGTCTACGGATGAAACTGTGAATACATCCAAGACCTACTACGAGAAGGACGGCGATGAATACAGCGCAGTTTCTGACTATGCGGCTGTTCTGAACCCGAGCGCAGAAGGATGGTACGAGAGTGACGGCGGCACTGGATATGAGCTGTCTACTGATACCGAGGGCGACAGTTCCAAGACTTACTACGAAAAGTCTGATGTGCGCCTGTCTGATAATGCAAAGACCGCACTGGAAGCACTGGGATTCAAGTTCATTGCTACTGCTCCGGCAGTTACAAGACCGTACTAAAGGAGGGTATGAAAAATGGCAGTTAAGTGGGAAGATAACGTACAGGGAAAAGTTCTGAAAGAGGATTGGTTGGAGATCGGTTCGCAGGTTCCTACCCGGCAGACAGATCCGATTGATAGTCTTTTCGGTGATGTAAAGACTGACAATCTCGTTGCAAAGTGGGAAAGCATCGCTTCCGAGTATTCGATCCCGGTTATGGCACAGTTCCACAGCTTTGATTCTGAATCTCACAAGGCTCTGCGTGCGCCGATCGATACTCACAATATCGAGAAGGGATTGATCAAGGAAAAGATCAATCAGTCCGAGCGTATGCGTGCGCTGATGCGTGCAGGTGTACAGGGTGATGAAGCTCTGTATGATTACGTTATGAATGACGGAATCAACCTTGCGGATCGCATTATTACCCGTACAAAGGTTGCAAAGAATGAACTGTTGGCGACTGGTAAGGTAACGATCAAGGAAAACAATCTGAATCTTGAAGTTGACTATGGCGTTCCGGCGGCACAGACTGCTTTCAGTCTTGATCTGACACAGGATGCGGATGTGGCATCGCAGATTCAGAGCATCATCGATTATGCTACCGACAACGGTATCACGATCAATGGTATGGTAACAAGCAAGAAGAATCTGACAAAGATGCGGAATAACAAGTACCTGCAGACCGCAATCAACGGCAATATCGGTGCAGGCGCACTGGTAAGAAATGCGCAGTTGAGAGATTATCTGTCGGACGAGTTCGGTATCAATGAGATCATTACCAACGATCTGAAATATGGTATTTCTGAAGAACTGGATGCAAACGGCAGACCGAAGATCACGCAGGCAAAGTATTACCCGGAAAACAAAGTGACTTTCATCGCAACAAATCCGGGCGGCAGACTGGGCGTGGGTCTGTGGGGCGATTCCCCGGAAGCAGATGCCGCAGGTTTCTACAATGTTGGCGGTTCTGGTATCAGTCCTTATGTTTACATTATGCAGTGGATGGAAACTGATCCGACTGTACTGTGGACAAAGGCATCCGCTCTGTTTATGCCGGTTCTGTATAATCCGAACAGTCTGTTGATCGCAACCGTACAGGGGGCATAATATGTTCTATGTTGTTGTTGAAACTTTCTCTGATATGCAGGATGGTGGTTACACCTACAATCCGGGGGATAAATTCCCCCGGTGCGGCGTATCTATAAGCAACGGCAGACTGTTGGAATTATCTACAGATATAAACAAACTTGGCAGGGCATTGATCAAAAAAGAAATGGAACACTATAAGCAGACAGCCCCGGTAACAGGCACGAAATCAGAGGTTGTAGCGAGTGATTCTATAAAAGCGGTAGCGGCGGTTAATGATGATCCGCCGCAAGAGCCGTCTGAAAAGCCACGCCGGGGAAGAAGAAAAAAGAATTGACAAGGGCGGTGTTGATATGCTAAATGCGATATGCGCAGAGATCAAAAACTACTTCACGTTTGAGAAGAACAAGCATTTTGGTGACTGGGCGGTTGTCGATGGGGCAATCGCACCGCTTTTTGATATTCCAACAGATTACATCCGCATTGTAGGAAGCCACAAAAATGATGGTGTTCACAAGCGTAACGAGCATGGTGTATTTGAACTGGTGGACGAAGGCGAATTTCACGGCGCAATATGGGTGATGTCGCCCCCGGCTGATTTTCTTGCACTTGTGGCAGAAATTGAAGCATGGCAGGCGAAAAATGGCGGCTTGGATTCAAATGCAATGTCGCCGTATAATTCCGAATCGTTCGGCGGTTATTCTTACTCAAAGAGTAGCGGAAATGCAAGTTCTGACGGTAACAGCGGCGCAAGTTGGCGCAGTGCTTATTCATCCCGGTTGGGTATTTACAGGAGGATCAGAGTATGAGCCTGTTATCCGATGCAATGACCGCTTGCACAATGATCGATAAAAAAACCGTTGCTGATGGTTACGGCGGCTATGTGATTGAATGGACGGATGGCGCACCGTTTGATGCGGCAATCGTTATGGACAGTTCCATGCAAGCAAAGATCGCAGAAAAACAGGGGGTGACTTCCCTGTATACGATCACTACAACAAAGGCTTTAAATCTACAGTATCACGATGTTTTTCGGCGTGAAGAGGATGGCAAGATTTTTCGTGTTACATCCAACGGAAACGACAAGAAAACGCCTGCAAGCGCAACGCTCAATATGCGGCAGGTATCTGCGGAAGAATGGAGTTTGACTGATGGACAAAGCACAGGCACTACATAATTTTTGGAGCGGCTTTAATATGCCTGCCTATGATGAACTGACTGTGCCGGATGATGCGGTTTTACCGTATATCACCTATGAAGTCAAGACCGATAGTTTTGAGAATAAAATGAACTTGTCGGCATCTATTTGGAATCGCAGTACATCGTGGGCGGCTGTAGAACAAAAAGCCGCTGAAATAGCACAATTCATACAGAAACAAAATCCTTGCACGATACGGATTGATGGTGGTAGAATGTATATTGTAAAAGGCACACCGTTTGCACAGAGAATGCTTGATCCGAGCGACAACGGCGTGCGCCGAATCGTGTTAAGTATTGATGTTGAGTTCTTAACAGAATTTTAAGAGGAGGAAAAGAAAATGGCAAAATTTACGGTAATTCCTGCTGATACATTCAACGGATTACAGATGGATGCAGGTGTCATTCTGAAGAATTTTGATCCGGCAACACCTGTCGCTCCGCTTGATTCGGATATTGTTTGCGCAACGACTGGCGGCATTTCACCGTCCTGCGTTCCGACATATTCCGATCTTGGTAGTGATGTGGATAACTGCCCGGTAAATATGAAAGAATTGAAGCACTTGGATTCTTGGGAATGCAAGATCAGTTTTACTTCCCTTGGTACAAGCGCAGAATCTATCCGTATGGCGTTGGGTGCGGCTGACATCAACGCAGAAACAGGTGCAATCGTTCCCCGGCGTGATCTGTCACAGGCTGACTTTACGGATCTGTGGTGGGTTGGTGATAGAGCAGATGGCGGTTGCGTAGCAATTCAGTTGAAAAATGCCCTGTCTACTGGCGGTTTCTCTCTGAAAACCACAAAGAGTGGCAAAGGGCAGGTATCTGTTGAACTGACAGGACACGTTGCACTGTCTGCGCAGAATGTAATGCCGATGGTGATCTATTCGATTGACCCGGATGAAGGCGTTTATTACAACGTAACGCAGAACCTGTCGCACGTGACATCCACTTTCACAGATCGAGTTATCGAGGATGGTGAGGACTTCGAAGCAACTCTGACCGCTGATGATGGCTACACACTTGGAACTGTCATGGTATTTATGGGCGGCGTTGATGTGACTTCTACCGCTTACGATGATACTACAGGAAAGGTTGAGATTACCGCTGTAAGCGCAAGCATCATTATTACGGCGGCGGCTTCCGCTGATTAACAAAAAGAAAAGGGGATATTTGTATGAAAAACCTTGCTACTTGCAAACCGACAGAATTTATTGCACAGACCGCAAAGATCAAAGATGCCGTAAAAGGATGGCTTGATGTTACTGGGCTGATGAAGATCCGGGCGAAAAAGCCTGTTTATGAAATCTGCCCGGAAACGGCAACTGCTGAAGAACGCAGAGAGATCATCAAACGCAATGCGGAAAAACAGAAACAGCAGGCGATGGAGAATGTGTCTGAAATGCTTGATCAGATGCTTGTTGAACATCCGCAGGAAACGCTGAATGTTATGGCGTTGTGTTGCTTTGTAGAGCCGGAGCATATCGATGATCATACGGTTGACGAGTATTTTGAGTGCATACTGGAACTGGTGCAGAGCAAAAGTGTGACGAATTTTTTTACTTTATTGGCGCAACTGAATCAGCAGAAGAATGGCTGATCGGTCTTGAAACGCTGAATTTCAATCTTGTTGAATTATGTGGAAGCGGATATGTAAGCGAGCATTGCATATCCGCTTTTCTAAAAAGACAGGATGAAAAGTATTACAGGATCTATGTAACAGATGCGCTGAAATGTATATCAGAGAATACCGCAAAACAGGTAGGCGGTGTGTCTATGAGTAAGAGATTTTTTGAGATCATAGATAGACAAAAACCGCAGGATGTTGACGATGAAAAGACTGCGGAAGAGATCATCGATAAGATAAAGAACACGCTAAAATCGTTGGGGTGATGATATGACAGATACAGCAATGGAACTTGTCGCAAGGCTTATTCTTGATAGTGACGAGTACGATGCCGGGCTTGATAATGCTATCGGTGAAGCTGAAAAAAAAGGAAACGGTATAGGAAGTGGAATCGCTAATGGTATTGGCGCAGGTTTAAAGGTTGCAGGTGCGGCGATTACTGCGGCTACTACCGCAATGATCGGTTTCGGAACAGAAGCGGTAAAGACCGGGGAACAGTTTGATTCATCGATGGCGCAAGTCGCCGCTACGATGGGTAAAACCGTTGATGAAATCGGAGATTTGCGTGATTTTGCACAGGAAATGGGTGCAAGTACATCGTTTTCCGCTTCACAGGCGGCAGATGCTTTGAACTATATGGCACTTGCCGGATATGATGCACAACAGTCAATGGAAATGTTGCCGAATGTGCTGAATCTTGCGGCGGCAGGCGGTATGTCGCTTGCTACGGCATCCGATATGGTTACTGATGCGCAGACCGCTTTAGGTATAAAGTTTGAGGATATGGATGAAGTCATTGATCAGATGGCAAAGACCGCATCAACGACAAATACAAGCGTTTCACAGTTGGGCGATGCTATGTTGACCATCGGTGCAACCGCCCGGAATATGAAGGGCGGCACGGTTGAGTTGTCGCAGGTGCTTGGTATTCTTGCGGATAACGGTATCAAGGCTTCTGAAGGTGGTACGCACTTACGAAATATTCTTTTAAGTCTGCAAACGCCTACAACAAATGGTGCTGTAGCACTTGAAAAAATCGGTATGGCGTATGAAGATATGTACGATGATGCCGGGAATATGCGTGCATTGCCGGAAATTTTCTTGGAAATGCAAAAACGTATGGAGGGTATGGATCAAGCATCAAAAGATGCTATTGTCAGTGGCGTTTTTAACAAGGCTGATCTTGCATCCGTAAATGCGTTAATCGGCACAAATGCAGAGCGTTGGAGTGCGGTTGAAGCGGCGATTACTGATTCAGCAGGTGCGGCACAGGAAATGGCGAATACACAGTTGGATAACCTTGCCGGAGATATTACTCTTGCAAAATCAGCGTTTGAAGGCTTGCAGATTGCCGTTTCTGATCAACTCACGCCGAGTTTACGTGATTTTGTAAAGTTTGGCGGCGAAGGACTGCAAACCTTAACGCTTGCATTCAAAGAAGGCGGTCTTTCCGGGGCTATGGATGCGTTCGGTAATCTGTTGTCGCAAGGTTTATCGATGATCATCGATAAATTGCCTGTGGTTGTCGATGCCGGAATGCAGTTAATCGGTGCTTTAGGACAGGGATTGATTGATAATCTGCCTGTTTTGACAAGTGCGGCGGTTCAGATTGTAACAAAATTATCACAGTATGTTGTTGAAGCCTTGCCTGCTATCGTACAGGCAGGGATTGATATACTTGTGAAACTGGTTGAAGGTATCACAGATGCTTTGCCGACTGTTATCACAAGCCTTGCGGATGTCATTGCACGTATAGCAGAAATTCTGACAGATCCTACAAACATCAAAAATCTGATCACCGCAGGGATGGAATTGCTTACCGCACTTGTGCAGGGGTTGCTTGATGCTATCCCGATTTTGATTGATGCGTTGCCTGTTATTTTTGAGAATGTGGCAAATGCTCTGATTGACTCGTTGCCTGTTTTGATTGATGGTATTATTTCACTTGTTACGGCAATCGTAAATAAACTGCCGGATATTATCAAGAAAATATCGCAGGCGATCCCGAAAATGATCACAAGCATTGTAAAAGCATTGACTGGTGCTTTACCGCAGTTGATCAACGGAATTATCACGCTTGTAAATGCGATTGTGCAAAATCTGCCGGAGATCATCAAATCTTTGATTGATGCTATGCCGGAGATCATATCGGCGGTGGTCAATGCACTTGTGACAGCGTTACCGCTTTTGATGAATGGTCTGATTCAGTTGGTTATGGGATTAGTAGATGCATTGCCGGAAATTATACAGGCATTTACAGAAGCAACACCTACGATGCTGAATATGATCATAGATGCTCTGATGGAAAATCTGCCTGTACTGATTGAAGGCATTATCACTATGCAGATGGCATTGTGGGAACATTTGCCGGAGATCCTGCAGGTGCTTATTGATCTTATTCCATCAATTTTCAATACGCTTGTTACACAGTTGACACAGAATATCCCGATTTTACTGCGTGGTATCACACAGATTATGGGAACGATTGCGACAAGTCTTTTGAACGGTGTCGGTAGTATTTTCAGCAGGGTAACAGGTGCAATTTCTACTTGGTGGACTGGTTTAAAAACTGATGTCAAGGGTGCATTTGAGTTATTTATAGCTGATTTCAAGCAATGGTTAGAGGATCTGCCGTATAATCTTGGTGTTGCACTTGGTAATATGATCAATAAACTGATCGAGTGGAAAGATGATGTAATCCAATGGGTTACAAGAGAATTGCCGTTGATCATCAATAATATTATCAAGTGGTTTTTGGATCTCCCGGCAAATGTAAAAACTCATATCGATGGTGTGATTGATAAGCTGATTGAGTGGGCATCTGAAATGATCGAAACTGTCAAGGAAGAAGTACCGAAAATCATTGATGAAATTGCACATTTCTTTGAGGAATTGCCCGACAAGGCTTTGCAATGGGGCGAAGATATGATCGATAGTTTTGCAGAGGGTATCACAAATAAGATCGGTGAAGCAAAACAGGCGGCAAGCAAATTCGCAGGCGGTATCAAGTCCGTTGTCGGGCATTCGCATCCTACGGAGGGTCCGATGGCTGACGATTACAAGTGGATGCCGGACATGATGGATTTGTTTGCTGAAGGTATTCTTGACAATGAAGATAAGGTCGTTAATGCGGTCGAAAAGGCGTTTGATCTGAAAGACACAATATTTTCTACACCGAGCGCAGTTACGAGCCTTACAGGGGCATCTAGCGGTCTTATAACGCCGAATACAGGCAGGGATTTGACTGTAATTTTCCAAATGAATGAAGAACAGTTCGGGCGTGTTGTTTATCGTCTGAATAATGATCAAGTTCAGCGTGTGGGCGTTAATCTTGAAGGGATGGTGAGTGAATAATGTTTTCGATTGATGGTGTTGAATATGATGTTTTCTGCGACATCGCAAGAGAAGCAGAGATCAAGGCAAGTGAAATATCGGGAATATTGCTGAATAAGCGGTATTACAACGATGTACTTGCAACGTATATCAAGTACACAATCACACTTGCTATCCCTGTTACAAAAATGGCACAATATGCAAGCCTATATGATGTACTTGTCGCTCCAGTAGCACAACACAGGGTTGTATTACCGTATAATGATACGTTTATCGGCTTTGACGGCAGGATTGAAGTTGTGTCTGATCGGTATTATGATCCTAGTGGTCGGAATCAAGGGATATGGCGTGGTACACAGTTTGAGTTTACAGTAAATGATCCTGTGAGGTTGCCGGAATGATTATCAGAATAGGAAATACAGATTACGACAAGATCAAAAATATTGACTTCTGCCCCGAAACCGATGTGATAGGTAAGAGTTTGCCGATCAATCGGTTTACGGTGGATGTCTGTACGGATGATCCGATAGAGCCGAATACGCTTATATATCTGCTTGATGGAAATGCGGATGTGTGGGCGTATTATTGGCTGACAGATGCTTATTATATTGATACAGGATGGAAACGTATCATAGCACAGTCTACGATTATGTTACTTGATCGTGTTACGATGCCTGCAAAAATGTATGATGGTACGGACACTTTCAATGATGTGATTGGTGAGATTTTTCAGTCAATACAGACGATGTTTCCGAGTATGACTGTTGTTTCTGTAGATGCGAGTTTGGCAAGCACAGTTATCAGCGGTTATGCGCCGGAGCAAAAAGCAAGGGATCGTTTGCTTTGGGTATGCTTTTGCGCTAGAGCATACGTGAAAACATTTTTCAACTCTTACACAGAAATCTTGCCCGTTGATAGCACAGAAACGATAGTGCCTGCGGATAAGACTTTTTGGAAACCGGAAGTCAAGGCAAATGACTATGTAACGGAAATCAAGATCCGTGCTTACACTTATACTCTGACACAGACAGATCCTGCACGTACTGACAAATTTGTGAAGATCGGTAATGATGTATATATTGAAACATCGCAGGATTTTTCAATACAAAATCAGAGCATACCTGTGACAGTTGCGGAAAACGTAGTTAATCTGCAGAAGGTAACGCTTGTAAATCCGAATAATGCAAATGCGATTTTAGCTGATCTTGCAGAATATTATTTCAGCAGGTTTTCTGTATCAGCGGAGTTTGTAAATAATGGCGAATTTTTACCCGGTGAAAAGGTAATTGTAAACAACACAGAAAACCTTTACGCAGGGTACATTAAGAGTGCAAAATTTACGTTCGGACATAACGCAAAATCAGCAGTAGAAATGCAAGCGACAGTACCGATTGAAGCTGATACGCTGACGATCGAATGTGTTTATAATACTACTGTGCTTGCGACATACGCATATTTGTTGCCAGTAGGATATGCTTTGAGCGTTGAAAATCAGTATCTTGATATGTATAATAACGGTGTACGAACAATTTTCAGACCGGAAAACGAGTATGCCACAGGAACAGTAGTAAGCGGTGGTACGACTATTCAAGAACCGTATGAGGTGGCGATTGAAGCTGAAAATGAAGAAATCTATTTGCTGATCGTTGAAAGCGTTTCAGAAGATGATGAAATTGTAACTATATCCTAGGAGGTGTTTTATGGCAAAGAATATCACGATCCGTGAAGGTGATACATCCAAACAGTTTACGGCAAAGAAACTGAAAGTCAATCAAGTAGGCGGTGGAACGGTAAACTTTATCCCCGAAGATGAAGCACTTGATTATGTCGATGTTGAAGATCACGTCTTCAGAGAAAAAGGTGTTTTTAATCCGTCCGATTTTAACTGTGATGCGTTTGGAAAAGTCACTATTGATATTCCTTCAAATGTAAAAGAGAAAACGATCACAAAAAACGGTACATTTAATGCCGCTGATGATGGGTGTTTAGGATATAGCAAGGTAACGATTGCAGTTCCTACTGGGGGCGGCGGTGGTCCATATACGGTTCGTTTCTTTGATGGTGATGGAAATGTTATTAAAACAGATGCAAATGTGCCGTATGATGGAACTGCTTCTTGTACTTTGTTGGATGGCACAAAAAAAGATGATCAGTATTTTATTGGTTGGAATCCTGTGCCGAAAAATGTGCATGGTGATATGAATTGTTACCCTGTGTATGGCGACTATATTATTGATATTAACGAAACACACGATAGTTGGGAAACGATTTGTGCAGACGGTGGCGCTCATTATCCGCTTGGTACATACAAGTCGCTCAATATCACTATCCCTGCGCCGGAAAATATGCGCCACGAATTACACAACGTATATATTGGTGGGAACTTGGTAGATGCAAGTTATACCTACGGTGGCATTACTGCTCTTACAATCACTATGGATATGGTCAAGGTAGCGGAAGGGGAAGATGGCAGTACATCTTCTTGGTTATCCACAGGTACGGTCGGTTTCGGTGAGGCTAAAGTATGCCCTAGATATACGGCTAACGTCAATACGTTTGCTGATTACTATTACTATAATCGTGGTGATGGCGTAATAGTACAGACGCTTGTTAATATGGATTGGGGCAATGTATTCTTGCGGCAATACTTGAATGAATATTTCATACAGTTCTTGCCTAGCATTGTGGCGGCTAATGTTAAGGAAGTAACGAAAACGTATTCCTCTTGGGGCGTTGCTCCATCAGCGGGTGTTTATAACGTAGCGAAGGTAGATAAGACCAGCCTTGACAAGATTTGGGTTCCATCAATGAAGGAACTGCATGCATTGTTTGCGGCACAATCCAACTACTCCGATTATGCCGTTGCGGAAGAGTTTACGGGGATCGACTATTCATCCGTCTATGTGCCGACTTATGGCAAGTTTGGTACTCGGACTACTCATGTGGGTGCGAACTATGAAAACCCGATATTCCTTGACGACATCATTACTCCGATAGATCAAGGCTGTGGTCGTTTCCCGTTTGGGTTCTGCTTATAAAATACATTGTAAGCAAATCCTTTCCGTGATAAAATTAGAAATAGGAGGGTATATTATGGAATATATTATCACGGCTCTTATTACTGGCGGTTTATCGCTGATCGGTGTTATTATCAGCAATATTTCTGCCAATAAAAAGATAGAAATGCAGTTAATGAATGCACAGGCGGTGACGGATGTAAAACTGGAACAGTTGACCGATGAAGTGCGGAAACATAATAGTTTTGCAGATCGTATTACTGTACTGGAAGTAGAGGTAAAAGAGTTGAAAAGGAGGATTGAAGATGTTGATAAGCAATAAGACATACGACATTCTGAAATGGATTGCACAGATTCTTTTGCCTGCTATCGGTACTCTGTATTTCGCTTTAGCCGGGATATGGGGTTTCCCGTATGGTGAGCAGGTTGTAGGCACAATCACGGCGATTGATGCCTTTTTAGGTGCAATTTTAGGTATCAGCACAAAAATGTATAACAAGGAGGTGCAGAAATAATGGGTGTTTCAGTTCCAAATGAACCGATCAATAGAAAAGAGCAGTATCTTGCGAAAATCGCAGGACAGGCGGTGGAAATTCCGGCTGAACCGATTACAAGAGAAGAAGCGTATCTTGACGAAATTGCAAAGAACGGATCTGGCGGTGGTGGCGGAACTACTAACTATAATCAGTTGTCAAATAAACCACAGATCGGTGGTGTGGAATTAAAGGGTAACAAGTCACTTGCAGACCTTGGCATTGCGAGCGCATCCGCTGTATCTGGGATCCTTGATGGAAGTACCATCGACAG